GGAATATGACTTAAATTATATACAAGAAATTAATTGGTACAAAAGTGAGTATGAAAGAATTTTAGATAGAGAAACAAGACAGAAACATAAAGTTATTGAACATAACTTTTTCAATGAATAATGGAGATTAATAAATGAAACAATTAACAGAACAACAACTAAAAGATAACTATGGTAAGTTAAGAAACTTAATTAGTGAAACTTTTACTGGTGAAAGACTTGAAAAACTAAACAAGTTATATGATGACTTTGAGGATAGAATCATCGTCGCTCCAGCATCCGGTAAAGAAGAATATCACTATTGTCATATTGGTGGTTATGTAGAACACATACTACACGTTGTAGATACTGCAAGAAAAGTGTCTAAACTATATGAACAAATTGGTGGAACAATTGAGTGGACTGATGAAGAATTAGTATTCGCAGCTTTACATCACGACTTAGGTAAGGTTGGTGATTTAGAACAAGAACACTATATCCCACAAGAAAATGATTGGAGAGTAAAAAACTTAGGAGAAATTTTTATAAGTAATACCGATATACAAAATATGAGACCACCGGAAAGAGGTTTATTTATTCTACAACACTATGGAATTGTATGTACACTAAACGAAACTCTTGGTATTAAATTGGCAGACGGAATATACGATGACTCAAACGAGTATTACTTAAAAGTCTTTGACGCTAAGAAATCACTAAAAAATCATCTACCTTATATTTTACATTGGGCAGACCATATGTCTACACAAGCAGAATATGATGAGTGGAGATTTGAAAATAAAAGACAATCTGAAAAAGTAGCTTTGTCAGTAAACAAAATCAAGGGAGCTGTAGATAATCAGATTGATAAGAATAACGAAGTTAAAGAAAAGTTCAATACCAAAACCACAGACGCCAAGGACATCTTTAACGAACTATTTGGAGAACCGAAAAAATGATAGGATATATATTACTAAGTATAATCATCATCACATTAGGTTGGACTACATTTAATCTAACGAGAAAAGTAGAACGACTTGAAACTTGGATTGAGGATTATGCACAAAGAGTTCAAGATACTCAACGAGTATTGAACGAGATTGATGATAAAGGAACATTTGAAGCTGATGATGAAATCGGTGTAGTGTTCACATCAATTAAAGAAACGATTAATGAGTTAAACGAAATAACAGAACAGGAGATATAATGCCGAGAAAAGCTAAAAAAGGTTCACCAAGATATTACTTCCACCAAGGAACAGAAGATGCGATTATTAGACATAATAAAGAAACTCGTCCGCATATGAAAGAACGAATTTATAATGAACACATAAGAGTTCCGTTTGAGAAGTTAGCAGAAAATCTTATTCATACATTTAAGTTCTATTACTTTGATGTTCCGAGTGATGATGTAAAACACGAAGTCGTAAGTTGGATGTATATGAATATACACAAGTTTGCTGAGGGTAAAGGAAAGGCATTTAGTTATTTCAGTATCGTTGCTAAAAATTATCTTATCCTACATAATAACAACAACTATAAAAAACTTAAACAAACTGATGACGAATCCGTAACGGATTACAAAAGAGATGCTATGTGGGAAACCAATAGAGCAGATGTTTTGGAAGGACAGAAAGAATATATGGATTTGTTTGTAGACTATTGGTCTAACAATCTAACTACCGTGTTTAAAAGAAAACAAGATATAGATGTTGCTAATTCAGTATTGTATTTAATGGAACAAAGAAATAATATTGAAAACTTTAATAAGAAAGCATTATATATTCTGATTAGAGAAATGACAGGTTCCAATACACAACACATCACAAGAGTTATTAATGTTTTGAAAAAACATCACGCTCACTTACAAAAAAATTATCTAGCTACTGGAAGTATAGAAACTAAATATACAGGTAGTTGGGATATATTGTAGATGAAAAGGGCGATATTTCTACCGCCCTTTTGAATCCACCTTTATTTGTTAAGTAATCCGAGTATCACGATTAGTGATATAAATCCTGCAAATCCACTTTCTGCAAATACATTTACAAGACTAATCAAATTACCAACAACATCGATACCTAAGAATCCCCCTACAAATACTAATTGTACGAGAACACCTAAGCCAACTATGTGAAGTAGTAAGTCTTTAATTCCACTTACACCTTCCATAATCATTTTGATTGTATCTTTCATTTTAGTTTCCCCCTTTAAATGAACAAAAATCGGTGTTAAAACCGATTTCGTATAATAACTATATAGTAAAATCAAAAAAATCAATCAATATATAAATATATATTCCTATTTTTTGACATCTTACTATTTATTGTTAGGTAAATTATATGAAAAACGATTACGAAATATTTGAAGGCAAAACCTTATCAGATGTGTTCAAAGACATCTACGATAATTCCAAAACCAATAAAACACAATTAGAAGTCTTGATGAAAGAAGTGGTAGGGTTTATCAAAGACGGAGATACCGCCGTTCAGATTATTCCTATGCTCAAAGAGTATTTAGAAATCAATGTAAAGAACGATGAACAACTTGTTAAGTTGGCAACAGTCGTTCAAAGAATTATGGCAGCAGAAAAAAGAGTATCAGATAGTGGAGATGAGTTTGGTTTATCAGAAGCAGAAAAACAACAACTTATGGATGCAATAGAATCTGATGTTCAAGAGTTACAAACAAAACAAGATGAAGTCTTGGAATCTATTAACAAAGGAAACTAATGTTAAAATTTGAACCCGTAGAGGTATTAGATGTAAGGTCTGATGTCAATGACATCGATAGTGGTGCCATTGTAGGTAAGTATATTATAAGTCAACAAAACAAACTTGATAGTGATAGTTTTACTTTTTACCCATTAGATTCAAACTTAATACAGTTTCCGGTAAAACACGAAATAGTTTTTGGAACTAAATTTTTAGGTAAGTATTACTATATGAGTAAATTAAATATTCAGAACTCACCTATAGCAAATACAAATCCAAATATTAGTAGTTATGCTTTAGAACCAGAAGACCCAATTACTTTTGGAAGATATTTTGAAGAAAATGAAAACGGAAATAAAAAATTAGTTTTAAGAGAAGGTGATACAATTATACAAGGTAGATTTGGAAACTCAATAAGACTTGGTAGTAATCAATTTCAAAACTTTGTAGATGAAACAACAGATTATTTAGATTCCCCAAATATAAAAATTGTTTCGGGAATACGAGAATATGAAAATAAAGATAATGTAGTTTATGTAGAAAAGTTAGAACAAGAAGTAAATTCTATTTATCTAACAACAAAAGAAAGTGTTTCTTTTAAATACAATAATGAAGATATTGAAACAGAAGAACCACAAATTACAATCCAGTCAGATAGTATTGTGTTTCACGGAAGAGATGAATACAATGTTTATTCACCAAGTATAAATTTAGGTATGGTAGATATGCAACCTGCTGTTTTAGGAAATGATTTAGTATCAACTATCAATAGTATATTTGGTGTTATTGAAGATGTAATGAGTACATATACACCATTACCAAGTCCAAGTACACCTATAAAGATTGTACAGATAAGAACTGAGATTGAAAGAATTAAACAAAGTTTAAATAACATATTAAGTAGTGGAGTTAACATTAGTTAGGAGTAAAAATGAACAAAAATAAATTAAGAAATATTATTGAATTAGTTGTTCGTAAAGAAGTCAAAAAACAACTGAGTGAGATATTTATTAATGAAGAAAAAGAAATTAGTTTATCAGAAACAATTTCTAAACCTAAACCTAAAAAGGTAATTAAGAAAAAACCAATAAAACAATACACAAAAAACAAAGCGTTAAATGAGGTATTGAACAACACCAAACCATTGGGTACCCAAGGTGACGACTATCCTACATTGGGTGGTGGTGTCTTAGGTTCTGACAATATGGCAGAAGTCTTAGGTTATGGTGATTTAGGTATGGGTGGAAATAAAGAAAAGGCACGAGAGATTGGAGCAGTTGAAACAATTAAAAAAGCAGGAGCTTCAGTAGATTCAGTTCCGGAAGATGTAGTAAATGCATTAACTCGTGATTATTCTGGTTTGATGAAAGCTATAGATAAAAAGAAATCAGGTGAAGGCGGATTTAGACCATAATGGCAAATGTAAGAGAAATAGATAGAGACGATGACATATATGTTGGTATTGGATTTCCATTAGACCACAATGTTCAAGGATTTTTTCGTAAGACAAAAACAATTAGAGAACAAACAAAATCTAATATAAGAAATTTATTGTTAACGGAAAAGGGTGAAAGATTGTTCCAACCAAACTTCGGTTCTAATTTAAAAAGTTTATTGTTTGAACAAATAACACCAGAAAAGATAGACGATATTGAAAATGATATTAGAGAATCTATTGGAACTTGGTTACCATATGTCAGTATAAACGAGTTAGTAGTGGTTCAAGATAATAGAAATCCAAATCAAGTCTTGACATCTTTAGAATACTCAACAACATTAAATCCAGAAGTATTTGATACAATTACATTTACTTTTGAAGTAGGAGAATAAAATGGCGGTTGATTACAACACAAATAAAAAAGTAGTAAAGAAAGATGTAAGTTATATCGGTAGAGACTTTTCATCAGTTAGACAAAATCTAATTGAGTTTGCAAAAACTTACTTTCCAGGTCAATACAATGACTTTAACGAATCATCACCAGGTATGATGTTTGTTGAAATGGCATCTTATGTTGGAGACGTATTAAATTATTATGTTGACAATCAATATAGAGAAACCCTATTAAACTACGCAGAAGAAAAGAAAAATGTTTACAACATAGCACAATCTTATGGATACAAACCAAAAACAGCAGTTCCAGCATCAGTAGAATTAGAAGTAACACAAACCGTACCAGCAAAAACAACCGATGGTGGTACAACTTATTTTGCTGACTTAGATTACGCCGGTGTAATATCCAGAAATGGAATTGTTAGTTCTGATGCTGGTGTAGATTTTACATTACTTGATGAGGTTGATTTTAGAGTATCAAGTTCTTTGGACCCAATGAGTGTTGAAGTCGTTACACCAAGTTCAGGAAATATTCCACAAAAGTTTTTATTAAAGAAAAAAGTTCAAGCTAAATCAGGAACAACGACATCACAAGAATTTACATTTAACAACGCTAAGAAGTTTGATAAGGTTACACTTGGAAACACCGGAGTAACAGAAATAGTATCTATTACTGATTCCAATAGTAATACTTGGTATGAAGTTCCTTTCTTAGCACAAGACACGGTATTTGAGTCTATTGAAAATACAGAACTAAATGACCCTGAATTTACCGAGTATCAAAACGATACACCTTATATGTTAAGATTGATAAAAACTTCAAGAAGATTTATAACAAGACTTAATGAAAACGATAGAACAGAAGTAAGATTTGGTGCAGGTATTAGTGATAATCCAGATGAGGAAATAATTCCAAATCCAGATAATGTTGGTTCAGCTTTAGGATTCGGTGTTTCTAAATTAGACGAGTCATTTGACCCAAGTAATTTTATGAAAACAAAAACTTATGGGTTAGCACCAAGTAATACCACACTCACAATTACATATCGTTATGGTGGTTCAGTTGAGGATAATGTTAGGTCTAATTCTATAACAGAAGCCAAGTCAATTATTTTTACAATTGATGAGGGTCAATTAGTTGCAGATACCGTTCAAGAAACAAAAGATAGTTTAACCTTTAACAATCCATTTCCAGCAAGAGGTGGAGCATCAAAGGAAACTCTTACTGAAATAAAACAAAACGCATTAGCATACTTAAACACACAAAATCGTGCAGTAACAAGACAAGATTATATTACTCGTGTTTATTCACTACCACAAAAGTTTGGTAATTTAGCAAAAGCATATATCGTTCAAGATGAACAATTAGAATTAAATGAGGAAAGTGAAGTAATTAAAGTTCCTAATCCTTTCGCTATGAATATGTATTTGTTAGGTTATGATGCGAACAGAAAATTAGCAAGAATAAATAACGCTGTAAAACAAAATTTAAAATTATACTTATCACAATACAGAATATTAACTGATGCAATTAATTTAAAAAGTGCTTACATTATAAATGTGGGTGTTAGATTTGCAATAGTAACTCAAAGAGGATACAACAAAAGTGAAGTTTTATTTAGATGTATTGAAGCAGTTAAAAACCACTTTGATATATCCAGGTGGCAAATTAATCAACCAATCGTATTAAGTGATATTGCATATAAAATATCATTAGTAGAAGGTGTAGCAAGTGTTGTTCCACCAACTGATAACAATCCAGAAAAAAACCTAATAGTAGTAGAAAATAAAACAGACACTACATTAGGATATAGTGGAAATGTTTATGATTTAGTAAGTGCAACAAGAAAGGGAGTAGTGTATCCATCATTAGACCCAAGTATATTTGAAGTAAAATATCCAAACCAAGATATCATTGGTAAGGTAGTGGGAGACTTATAATGCATTATTTTATATTCGGAGATAAAGATACAACGATTTATTCAGGTGGAACTACAAGTTCTATTAACACCGGTGCAGATGAAATACTTGAAATTAATAAATCGGTAGCAGAAAACGGAAGTATTCAAAATGTTTCAAGAGTTTTAATTCAGTTTGATTATACTGATATATCATCATCAATACAAAGTGGTAAAATACCTTCTACTGCAAAATATTATTTAAATCTATATGACGCATCATCAGAAGAAGTATTACAAAACCAAAACTTATTTTCTTATATTGTAAGTGGTAGTAGTTGGACCGAGGGAACAGGAAAACTTGACCACAATCCAACCACAACTGATGGGGCAAGTTATCAATACAGACACCACGACCAAAAAACACCTTGGGTAACAGGTTCAGTATTGACTGACGGAGGAGCTTGGTGGACAGGAAGTCAAGGTACAGGATTATCAGTCAGTAGTTCTTTTGGATTAACCAAGTCAACTTCTGATGTTAGAATAGATGTTACTGACTTAGTGAAACTACATATTTATTCATC